GATTCTGTCTCCCAACACGTCAATTGCGATGTTGCCGACGTTTGTGACCTTGCCTTCGTTCTCTATCTGATCAGCGGATGATAGCGCTGTCCAGTAAGCTGTTGAAAGTGGTTTTCCTGCGTATGGAATAAAGTTCAGCGCCACTCCAATTGCTGTTTGAGGCGCAGAATTGGCCAGTTGGTACCCAAATTGATTGAGCTTTGATGTGTCACCTTGTTGAGCCAAAATCATGCCGTCGTAGGCTTCCTTGAATGTCTTATCTGGATCAATCGATTGAATTGTAGCCAATAATCCAGTTCCGGTTAAGCGTTTGAATATGCTAGGTAAATTCTTATTGATTGATGGAATTGAAGTGATTTCTCCAGCCACTTTGTTTGCACCCTTCTCAAGCAAGGGAGCAATCAACTTATCCGGAGTTATTCCTATTGAAAATGGCTTAATACTTCCAAGAATATCCCTTCCAATACTCTTTTCTGGCTGTGGTTGTGGAACAATAGGCATCTGGTTCTTTGGAAGAGTTGGCTTTATGGCAAAGTCAGTGATGGGCTTTGGGATATTTGATAGCGATGACAAGGTGGATGATATTGCATCTGGAACGTCACTAACCGCAGATTTTACAGCGCCTCCTATGGTTGAGAACATATTTTTCAAGAATCCAGAAAACCCACCTTGAGAGGGTGTTGCAACTGGAGCCATTACCGCTGGAGTAGACGTCTTATAAGTAGGCGCAGACTTAGCCAACACATTCTCTGGAGAATATGGATCGCTATTTTGTGTTGAACTTAAAGTCTTTTTACCAGTTATTTTTGCATACAATTCATCTGGGTTCATATTAGATTGTTAGTTTATAATGTACGTCCGCCTGTTTTCTTCTTCTGATCAGCCGTCCATTGGACGTAACTATTATGTATATTATCAATTGTAGGGTTCTTATTCTGGCCAAGCGCTACGTTTCTATTCCATTCATCTTGAAAAGCAGGCTTAGTATTTAAGAAATAACTTTGAACATCCGGAGTATTCGAAGATAATCCAGCTCTTGTTAAATTCTTTTGCTCTGTTGGTGTATATGTTTTTGATGAAGTTGAAGTGGTTTTCTTTGTTGTTGTCTTCTTTGTTGAGGCAATTCCAGCTTGATAATCCTTTAAATATTGAGCAGATAGGCCACCAGACGCAGTTTTGAGGAAGTTTGCAATGTATGTTTGCGCAGATTTATTGGAAACATTCAAGAATTTGTCATAAACAGAACGTGCCTTTGTATTGAATTGATCAATTTCTGTGTTAATTTCCTTTTGTGTCTTCTGTTGCGCATCAAATACAGCCTTTTGAATCTCTGAATCAGACTTTGTAAGATCAGATTCGATACTTTGAATCTCTTTTTCAAGATCAGTACGCAATTTATTAACCAATTCTGTCTTCTTTTGCATAAGTGAACTGTTCTCAAATTGTAGCTTCTGTGCGTATTGAGATTTTGCTTGTTCATACTTCTGATCTAGGTTTGCAAGAGCAGTTGGAGCTTCTCCGGTTGTAGTAAGCGCACCAATACTTGCCAGCTTTTCAGTGAGCAGGTTTTTAGCTTGCAGTCTTTGCTTCTCCATGTCGGCCATATCCACCTGTCCTTGATTATTATTGATTTGAACTTGAAGATCAAAGGCACTTGAGGAATCATTTTCGCTGTTTTGATAGGCCTTTTTAAGGTTATCAATCGCAACCGTCGCTGTGTTTTTAATTTTCTCGTAAATTCCCAGCTTCTCCGGTGTTCCATAGTAGAGATCAGTAAGTTGCTGTGGCACTCGTGCAATTCTATTTATCTCATCAATCGTTGCTTCTCTATTTGGTTCCATGTATTTATCAGCAGAAGCAGTGTAAACACTGTCGCCAAGGCCTGCGGTATCTTTTGTGAGTATCTTTGACAAATAATCATTGGTTGTGACAGCCTCTGTGCCGTCTCCAGCGACGTTTGCACCATTAGATGATATATTCTTCGCAACGTCAGCTATCGTGCCTCCTGCCTTAATATAATCGGCCATAACGGCTTGCAAGGATGGGTTTGATTGATAGTCGGTAATAAAAGCCTGTGGATCGGTATAATTTTGGGCGATTGTGCGACCTGTGGAGTCAATAAGATTCTTTGAAAGAGTGGTTTTATCTTGTGGAGTATTCCATGAATCATTATTTGCTTTAAGAATTCCAGTTGTCATGTCTCCAACAGACTTCTTGATATTATCAAGCTGTGTAACCTTATAATAGGAAGAATCATTTCCTAGGGTTCCTGCGCCTAGTAATTCTTTACGCTTCTTATCAGCTTTTGCTTGAGCTTGCTCCTTTGTGAGTCCGGCATAACTCTCATCAGTCAATCCCATTAATCCCTTTTCTTTGGAAAGTTGAGCAGATTCTTGAGGAGACAAAGTTGGGACATAATTTGGATTATTAGCATTTTGAATATTGTATAAATTTTGAGCTTCTGTTTGTCCATAATATCCAGAAGCAATGGCCTGTTCATCGTTTCTTAGTGGCACGCCGTTTAAATACTCAACACCGTTGTTGTTTTGTAGATTTTGGCCATTGTTTGTGCCATATCCATTTGCATCAACATTCGCACCTAGAACAGATCCGCCTCCACCAGATAAATAGCCCAGCAAAGCATTGTTTTGTGAAGCTGTTCCGGTATAACCATTGATTCCATACTGTGAGGCTATTTTTGCTCTCTCTGCTAGTGATGGAAGTGATTGACCTTTTGATGTGTAGTGTTCGTATAATGTTTGTGCCATGTTTTTATGTTTTTATTAAATAATTTGTAGCCAAAAATGGGTTTAAGACGTTCATTGCTTGGTTGCCTCCGGTTGAATTTATTGAGTTAGTGATTGTGTGTTCTCCATTGTAGTTTTGTTGACCAGCAAATCGTTCTTGATTTGGTGTTCCGTTTCCTACGCATGTTTCTCCTCTCCACCAGTTTCTCCAATTGTTCTGGTTGTAAGAGTCAAAGTGAATAACTGTGTTCCAGAACCGTCTGATGAAAGAGTTATGACTGTTCCGTTTTGCGCATTTGCAAGTGTTGTTGCAAGTGAAAATGTTGTATTTGTTACTCTCACAATATAATAATCAGTGTTATGAGTTAGTCCTCCTATTGCGCCAGATGTTGTTGTATATCTAACCATCTGCCCTGTCTGGAATTCGTTTGATGTTGAGTTTGAAAGCCCTGTAACTGTTAGAACATTTCCAGAACGTGAAGAAAATGTAGCAACTTTTGTGACTGCGCCAATTCCGATAGGCATCCTTGAGCGTAAATCCGGTACGTTAAATGTAGTAGAACCATCTCCGGCTCCAAAGTTTGTGCCAATTACGGCAAAAAGCGCAGAAAATGTGGCTCTTGAGATAGCTGAACCGTTACAAATTACCCATCCAGAAGGAGCAGAAGTGCCTCCAAATGGTACGAAAGCTCCAGTTGGTATTCCATATCCAAATGGAGTGAAAAGTGTTGCAGGATCTGCTGTTGGAACTCTTGGATCATTTGTACCAACTGCGATTGGATTAGAAGCAGAAACTGGCGCTACTGACATTTTTGTAATTCCTTTCGCAGAAGTTGAGGCATCTAAAACTCCACCGGCAATAATTGATTGAATAGCATAGATTAAGTCATTAAAATGCTCTGCTGTAATGTTCATCCTTACAGATTCCAAAACATCGTGAGTCTGATCGGTTGTTCCACCTAGTCCACGATCACCTGCTGATGTGACATTCAGATAGTTTCCAACTCCGTCTGTTCCTATTGCTGTATAATAGATTATTTCTCGCTTTGTTGTGCTTGCCGGATTAATTACAGCGTATCCCACGGAAACAGATGGGAGTGTCGCAACATAAATTTTTGTAACTCCAACGTCGCACGCATAAGTTAGCGTGGATTTGTAGAAGTTTTGAAGGCTAGATAATGCTTTTGTCATATGTTTATATAAATTCTGTGTTAGGCGCTACTAATGAAATACCATCACCGCCATTTCCACCTGATTGAGTACCTGGTGGCGCAGACGACGAACCTCCTGAACCTGCATTGATTGCAGAACCACCACCACCACCACCTGAAACATTAAAGTTTCCGGCTGTTGCACCCCCACCGCCACCAGAAACGACTACAGTACCACTATTCGATGTTAGTACATTATAAAAAGCCATGAATACACCACCGCCTCCACCTCCACCACCACCGGCAGA